GTATACTACGAGAGATTTTCAATCAATTAGAACTGAGTTAATAAACTTTACAAAAACTTATTATCCGGATTTAGTTGATAATTTTAATGACGCGAGTGTATTCTCTGTATTATTAGACCTAAATGCTGCGGTTACCGACAACCTTCAATTTAATATAGATAGAAGTATTCAGGAAACCGTATTACAATATGCACAACAAAGGTCATCAATATTTAATATCGCCAAAACTTATGGATTAAAAGTTCCGGGTCAAAGACCTTCAGTAGCATTAGTTGATTTTTCAATAACAGTTCCTGCTTTCGGAGATAAAGAAGACTTAAGATATTGTGGTATCTTACGTAGAGGTTCTCAAGTAAGTGGTGCGGGTCAAGTATTTGAAACTGTTTATGATATTGATTTTTCTTCACCATCAAATGCGGATGGATTTCCTAATAGATTAAAAATTCCAAATTTTGATTCAAACAATAAGTTATTAAATTATACTATTGTAAAACGTGAGACCGTTGTTAATGGTATTACTAAAGTTTTTAAGAGAGTTATTACAGCAAATGACGTAAGACCATTTTTTGAAATATTTTTACCTGAAAAGACCGTATTAGGGGTAACAAGTGTTTTATTAAAAGATGGGACTCAATATGCTAATGTTCCTTCAAATCAAGAATTTTTAGGTGTTGATAATAGATGGTTTGAAGTTCAAGCTTTAGCTCAAGATAGAGTGTTTATTGAAGACCCAACGAAAGTTTCTGACAACCCTGGTATTAAAGTAGGCAGATATGTAAATACTGCAACCAAATTCATAACTGAATTTACACCGGAAGGATTCTTCAAAATGACCTTTGGTGGTGGTAGTCAATCTGCTGACGAACAATTAAGAGAATTTGCTCGAGATGGTAAACCATTAAATTTATATAAATATTCTAATAACTTTGCGTTAGGTAGTACTTTAAAACCTAATTCAACACTATTCGTTCAATATAGAATTGGTGGTGGTACGGGAAGTAATTTAGGTGTTGGTGTTATTACACAAATTGGTACGGTTTCATTCTTTGTAAATGGACCATCTGAATCGGTTAATACAACTGTTGTTAATTCATTAAGATGTAATAATATAACAGCCGCCATCGGTGGGGCAAATTATCCAACAACGGAAGAAGTTAGAAATTTAGTTTCATATAACTTTACAGCACAAAACAGAGCGGTTACTGTAAATGATTATGAATCAATCATTAGAACAATGCCTTCACAATTTGGTGCGCCGGCTAAAGTTGCGATAACGGAAGAAAATAATAAAATTAAAGTTCAGATGTTATCATATGATGAAACCGGTAGATTAACCGAGATAGTATCAAATACATTAAAAAATAATGTAGCAAATTATCTATCAAATTATCGTATGATTAATGATTATGTGTCAATTGAAAGTGCAAATGTTATTGATTTAGCAATAAATGTTGACGTTGTATTAGACAATTCACAAAATCAAGGTTCAGTTATTTCTCAAATAATTAATATAATTACAGATTATTTTGACCCAACAAACCAAGAAATGGGTGAAAATGTTAATGTATCCGAATTAAGAAGATTAGTTCAAAGCGAAAATGGGGTTATTTCCGTTTCTGACATGACATTTTTTAATAAAGTTGGTGGTCAATATTCTTCATCTCAAACGTCACAAAGATATATTGATTCGGAAACTAAACAAATTGAATTAGTTGATGATACAATTTTTGCCGAACCAAGACAAGTGTATCAAGTTAGATATCCAAACAAAGATATCAATGTGAGAGTTAAAAATATTAAAACGGTTAATTTCTCTTAGCAATTTATTTTAAAATTTATTGAATTATCTTTTGAAAATAGTATATAAACTATTTATTAAAAAAGATTATTATGTCCAATTCATTTAGAATACGTACAGAGCCTGGTGTTGATAAATCACTTAACGTCTTGATAGAACAAGAATTTGAGTATTTAGAAATATTATCTCTAAAATTATTACCAAGTCAAATATATACTAGACAATGCTCGGATTATGGGGTTATTGTAGGTAGAGTAAGTGTAAACAATGGTTTTGGTATTCCAAATGCTAAAGTATCCGTATTTATTCCTTTAGATACAAATGATGAACTTAATCCTGTTGTTTCAGATTTATATCCATACAAAACATTAACAGATTTAAATGAAGATGGTTATAGATACAATCTATTACCTTATGTTAAATCACATTCGGGACATAATCCAACAGGAACTTTTTTTACAAGAAACAATGTTTTAACTGACCCAACATTAATACAGGTATATGACAAGTATTACAAATATTCTACAGTAACCAATTCTAGTGGTGATTATATGATTTTTGGTGTACCTACCGGAAGTCAAACAGTTGTTGTTGATATTGACTTATCAGACATTGGTGAATTCTCATTGTCACCTCAAGATTTAGTTAGAATGGGTATTGCAACACCAACTCAAGTTGCGGGTATAAATTTTAAAACCTCATCAAATTTAAATTCTTTACCTCAAATTATTACTATTAATAGAACTATTGAAGTTGAACCTTTGTGGGGTCAACCTGAAATATGTAATTTGGGTATAACAAGAACTGATTTTGATTTATCTAAAGAATCCGGTATTGATATTAGACCAACATCAATTTTTATGGGGTCAATAGTGTCTAGTAATGAAAATACTGCTCTTCCTAGAACTTGTAAACCAAGACTTAAATCTGGTAATTTATGTACTTTAGTTGCTGGCCCGGGTGAAATTTTGGCAATACGACAAACTATTTTTTTAGACGCTCAAGGTAAACCAATTTTAGAAACGGTTGATTTAGAAGAGGGTGGTCAAGTTATTGATGATAATGGAGCGTGGTTAGTCGATGTCCCAATGAATTTAGATTATTTAATAACCAATGAATTTGGGGAACAAGTTATTTCAGATGACCCTAAAAAAGGAATACCAACAAAAGGTAAATACCGTTTTAAAGTTAAATGGAATCAATCACCTTCAATATCAGAACCAATTAGACGAGCTTATTTTTTAGTACCAAATATTAAAGAACATGGGTGGATTTCATCAAATGGTAGTCCAAATTCAACTCTTAAACGAAAATCATACGCATTTAGTTTAGATTGGAATGATTATGTTGATTTTCAATCGGCAATTGATTGTACTGATACTTTTTATTTAATGAGTTATAATAAAGTATATACTGTGTCTCAATTAGTTGACCAATATAGAAAGGGTTATTTAAATAATAATTTTATAGGTATTAAAAATATGTTGGATGAATCTTGTGAAAGTGAAAATAACAAATTTCCAACAAATGATGGTGTTTTTAGATTTGATTTAATTTATTTCTTGTTTTGGATAATGTTATTTTTGTTCAGACCTGTTTTTATCACATTAATACCCGTTATACATATTCTTTGGTTAGTTCTTAAAATTATTGCTTTTATTATTACAATAATTATTTATCCGGTAGTTTTGCTTCTTCAAATTGTTTGTACTATTTTTAAAATAGTTTTAAGTATACTTAGTGGATTACCATTTGGAATTGGTAGAAGATTTAGAAGAATGAGAGATAAACTTAAATGTCCAACATTAGCAGATGCTAAAAGAATTGCTGACCAAGTTAATTCATTTCCTGATAAATTAAAAAACTTAAAAATACCTATGTTGTCTTATCCTGAATGTGAATTTTGTGATTGTGGTGATAATAGTGATTTACCTAAAGACGAACCGGGTATTGAAGTGATAACACAAGAGCAGGGAGAAATCTCAGAAATTCCTGAAGGTGCTGGTTCATCAATATTATCGGCATTTCAAATTACTTCACAATATGTGGTTAATAGAAATTATAATGGAAGCGCAGGTAATCCAAATGTTAATACTACGGATTCTGTTTATCAGACATTGTTTGCGGGAGAGGGTTTGGGTAATGCTGAGGACGCTTCGTTTACTTCATCAACAAGAGTGCCTATTTTATTTGAATCGACGAATGATGATGAAGACCCGACCAAAGCAAATGTTGTTGATGGCCCTGAATTTGGATATTTTACCTCAAGTTTAACTGTTGCTGAAAGATTAAATTTATTTAATACAAAAGCAAAATATTTTAATGATGGTCCTAATAATCCTGGTGGAGGGGTAAATAGGATTAAAGTTACATTTCAACCTGATTTAAATGACCCTGATGTTTACTATCATTATGATAATGTTATTGCAATTGTTTGTACTCCTAACGCCACAAATTTAGAATCAGGTACAATGTTAAGTTTCCAAGATTTTGCATTTTCAAAAGATTTAAATGTTATTAATTCCGGAACAACATTAAATGATTATGGGACTAACACTATTACAGGTACTACAATTAATACAGGTACAACAAGTAATCCTGCGACAATATCTATTTCCTATGCTAAAGCAAATGGGAGTGGTAATGTTGTTAATCCGGTAAATTATAACATTGTTGCGGATTCTGGTGACACTTTGTACGCAAAGTTTCCAATGGACATAGAATATTTTCAAGTTATTACAGGTATGACATATTCTGAATATAGTGGAATGTGTAATACTAATCCTATTACACTTATAGGTGATTGGGATAATAATAATTCATTTAATAATAGATTTTTAAGTAACGATATGAGATTTTATCGTGTAACACAACCTCAAGTAGATTTTAAGGTTGGTAATTTTAATTTTGGTAAATATTTAGATTGGTCATCAATTAATAGATTTTTTTCACCTGTTGATTATTATAAATCAATGGGACAACAAAGGGTTATATTTTTAGTCAGAGGTGTTGACCCTAATTCTACTAGAACTAAAGCAAGGTATGATTTAAGTAGATTATTTGGTTTTAATTTTGCAAATACAACTACTATAGTCGAAGGTGATAACTTTAAATTAAATTACCCAATACAGGGGACTTTAAATTGTGTTAATCACAATGTCCCTGATAATTTAGTTGCGGATTATTATTACGATTCATTCCATTTTCAACCTTCTTTAGCACCACCTCCTGTAGTTATTCCGGGAATTCAACCAATATTGAGATTTGGGTTTAGTTCGTTTACAACTAATTTACCTTCATATTATTCTAATTTAGATACCACAAACGGTGCGTTTACTCCTGCTACAGGCCTATTACCATTAGCGTCAGTCACGTCTCCAATATCACCAACAATTTCAAGAGTGGTTAATAATTATACTAATACGACAACACCACCAAATATACCATTAATTTATTTTTATGACGTAACAAGTAGTTATACACAAGTAGCGCCAATTCCAACTCCGTCTACTTTTCCAATGTTACAAAATGCGCCAACAACTTCAGTTGCGATAATAACAACAAATATAGGTAGTCCTCCTGTTAAAATTGTTGAATTTATCACACCTGCAATACCATTTGATAGTTTAATAATACCTGGTGGTACTTATACAACTAATTTATTCGCCCAAAGGTCGGGCTCTTTGTGTGGGTATTGGTTTGATGTTGATGAAATGGCCGCTGATGGTACCACATTTATTAGTACTATTATAAATTCAAATGCTGGTGATGCTGAAGCTATTGGGACTGATTTGCAACCGTATCAAAATAATAAAACAAGAGGGCCAAAAACATTAACGTCAGTCAATTCAAGAATAAGGGTTTCTATTTATGTTGAGTCAGTTGGAACTAGTGGGGTTCAAATAGTTACAGGTGGTATTTATGCTTCAAATACAATAATACCTGTAACACCAACATCAACTTTGGGAACTCAAGGGTGGAATGGTTTTATTGTTGAATGGGATGTACCGTATACATATCGTGTAACTGATAGTTTTGGGTTTACTACTGCTACATATCTTTATCGTAGATTTGGTGGGACATATAACGTAACACCAACAGATAACAGAGGTTATTATAGAAGTGAAATTGTTGAAGGTGGGACAATGTTTTATCAAAGAATTGATATTGAACAAGGTGCGGGTCTTACTCCATTTTCTGTGTATGGTGATTATTATGCTCCAGCGTACTCAACTGGTATGACTTTAAATATTCAGTTAAATAATACATTTAGCAAGAAAATCGTAATGAGGTCAGATAGACTTCCAACATCAACATTTACTCAAAATAATTTGAATAATAGTTTTCCGTTACATACTAATACTAATTTTTTAATAAGTGTAGTGACTGATGATGGTGCAGCAGTGAATCAAAGTGTTGGTTCTACTGGTTCAGGTGAGTTATTTAGTGGTGAGGCGGGAGCTTTCGCTCCTGAACTTGATGAGCCGGCAGTTGTTAATCAAGTTTTAGAATCGTTTAATTGTGGTAGAATGGCTCCATTGGCTTGTTATAAAAGTGTGACAACTTCTGATGGAAAAAATAATTTAGTAGTAATTCAAGATAAAGGTGATAGTTGTTGGACTTTTGGTGGTGGTAAAGCTAAATTTGATGGTGGGTGTTATATATTAATTACTCAACCAATTCTTTCATTAATAAGTGGGGCTGATTTTAGAGTTGTTTTTGAATGGACAACTAGAATTCAGTTAATGTTTGGTGCGTGTAGAAACGTGTTTTCACATTTATTCACTAATAATTGGATTAATGGTGTTTTATATACTTTTTCATTTTCTAACGATATTAGTTTTAATAGTCAAAATCAACCTGTGAGTAACATTTGTAATGATAATATATATTTTGACCAATCAACTAATAATTTTTATTATAGAAGTAGCCCTTGGAACAGTAATACTTCTGAATTTGTTGGTATGGATAGACCTAGTCCGGGTGGAATTATTGGAGGTTTATTTGGTGGTTATGGTGGTAATTTTACAAATTTAAAATATCCTACAACTATTATGGATTTAGGCCCTAGAAATTTATATTTACAAGAATTAGTAATGTCAGATGATTTTGATGGGTATGTTGCTAATAGATTAACGACAACGAGTTATGGTGATGTTTCTGAATTATTAAATCTTTTAATAATTACAAGATTAGCGAGTCCTTCTTTTTTACAACAAATACTATCGGTTGGTATTTTATCGTTTTTTACTAGAACTAAACTTATGGTTGATGGAGATTATGCTCAAATGATTGCAATTAATTCTGAATTATCGGTTGCCCCGTTTCAATCAATAAATTATCCGGATTCTCCACCTAATCAACAAAACCCTATTTATTACAATCCGTCAGGTAATATAAATGATATTGTATTTGGTGTTTTCTTTTCTTCAGATACTCAAACACGAGATTTTATATCTCCAAAAAGAACAATTATTGACCCTGATGGTCTTGTTACTGATACATGTACTTTTAGTTATTTTTCTGTGTTTACTCAAGAAGTTCCATTTTATCAATGGAATATAAAAGGTCAAGATACTAACAGTATTTTTGGTTCTCAAGAAAATGAATGGTATTCTGACCCTATAAATGGTGATGCTTTTTTTAGTTATCCATATCAATTGTTAGATAGAACTAAAACTTCGTCAAGATATATGGCAACATCACAAAGACCTGAAAATAAATATTTTAAAGGTTATATATATTCTGTTTTCCCTGATGGGACTTTAAATCCTAATTTTGATTCAATTCAGACAAATTCATATAATGGTAGATTGTTCAATGTTGGGGCACCTTTTTACTTTTATTTTGGGTTAAAAAAAGGTAAATCGGCTTTTGATAGATTTACAACTAAATGGTTAGATACAACAACAACAATTTAATATGGGAAATAGAATTGATACTAGAGTAATATTAGGTTCTTTACGATATAAATCAGCTCCGGACACTAATTTAATGTTTAATGTTCCTTTAATTCAAACCGCTCAAATGAATGTTGAATTTGATAGAAATATTGATATTAGTTTGGAGCAAGTTTTTGATGATGAAAGACAAAAATCTGATATTTTTAGACCTACCTGTAAGTTTTCATTATTATTTAATAATTCGTATACAGGTAGTACTAATTACGTACCCTTTGAATATAATTTATATTATGTTAATGAAGCTCAGGCGGCTATTAATAATTGTCCTTTTAATGCTAATGTTGCTTGGTCAGGGTTACCACAATATAATGAATTTGATTTTATTAGAACTGATTATGACGTACCGGGTTATACTCAACCACCATATAATCATTTGACTTTTGTAAGCAAAAGTGCTTCAACATATAATTGGAATCATTTTATAAGTTATCCTTTTGAAAATGATTATCAAAAACAATTAGAGGCGGTTATAAAAATCCCCTCAATTTCCAATGCAATTACATTAAACTGGGTGGCTTCAGATGGGATTCCTTTTGTGGTTGAAAATGATAGTACAACAGTATATAACGGAAGAGGAATTATTAAATGTATATGTCCGATGAAACACGGATTAATACCGGGAGAATTTGTTAAATTAGATTTTAGTTATAATGGTGTTGATATTTTTGAAGTGTATAGTTTAGGTGACGGAAAATATGAAAGTGATTTATATATTTTTAATATTTTTAATGTTGGATTTACAGGTGGTACATTTGTTACAGGAAAAGAAGGGACATTTAAACGAATTATTAATAGTGACAATCCTAATGATACCATTTCAACATACTATGTTAGAAGACATAAGATATTAACAAACCCTGATAACTCTATTTTAGTTAAAGCTGGTTTTGACCAAAACATATTTGGTATTAAGAGAAAATATGAAAGTAGTGGTTTTACACCTAATAACATTGCAAGAATTTCAATTAAGGAAGGTGCGCAATCCTATACGTTATCATTTAATAAAGATATTAGAATTAATGGATTAATTGATAATCAAAAAAGACCTTTAACTGAATTATTTTTTACAACAATTTGGAAGGGTTATTTTGGATATACGTTTGGTAGATTAATAGGTCCGGGAATGGGATATCAAGGTATGAAATTTGGATTTGATTTTAATTTACAATTGAACCCTCAAACTAAATTACCTGCTGATTGGTGGAGTGAATCTCAAAATTTATCAGATACAAATATACCTTTAAATACTTATCAAAATTTAACATTAGGTTCCGATGGATTCCCTTTAGGTGAGTATAATGGTGTCCCTATAGATTTTACATATAATGAATCTTTAAAAGAAGGTGATACTTTAGATGGTGATTATTGTGAATGGAATAATTTTGAACAAACAGAAAGAGTTATATCTAATTTATATCATAAGATAACGTATAACGCTAAAGTATTCAATATTGGACGGCCAATAAGTTCAACAGGATATCAAATGTCATTAACAAATCCATTTGGTTATTATTATCAACCACATAATTCTTTAACTATAAGACAATTCTCGGATTATATAGAAGAAGGTGATAAAAAAAATGTTGTGGATGTGCCTAATTACGCTTATTACTCATCTAGTAAAGATACTTTTTTATGGAAAGATTTATATAGTTATGGGTTTATTGACTCTAATGGTATTGGAGTTAATTATCCATTTTTAAATGGGTCTCATTACCCTTATACAAATATTATTTTTAGAATAATACCTGAAGGTACTAATTATAATGAACAGATAATAACCGCAGAACCAATAATAGACGATTGTGAGTAATAAATTTAGATTTGTAATCCCAAATGATGAACAGTACATTCTTTTACCGATTGAACTGAAGTGGGATATGTATGGACAAGAAGATAGTATTGAACTTTATGAGGAAGATGTTATAAAGGACATAATTGGTGTTGCGGAAGATTTTGAATTATTAAGATTTTCACATAAACCATATGATAATGATACAAAAACAGATGTTAAGTATGATTTTCATTTCTATAGTGGTAATCCTACTAATGTACCAACGGCAATTGATAATGATTGGGTTGTTAGTTATTTACCTGAAGGATTTGATAAAAGTGAAATTTATTATTATGAAAAACCTTTTACCAAATCATTTTTTAAATTGGATTTCTATGATACAATGGATGGTAAATCACAAACTAATTATTTCACAATAATTATACCGGTTCAACAGGGGTTTACTGAATTGGTAACATTATCACCTTATATTCCGGATGTTTTAATTAAACGTCCATCATACAAATTAGATTTTGTTGGTGACAAAGAAGGTTTTTTCATTTATTGGTTAAAAAATATTAAGTTTTATAACTTAACAACTTTTTATATGAGTGCTAAGTTTTTTGATGGTAAATTGGGTGTTTATGTTAAAATGATGAAAGTACCTCAGTCATCTCCATTGATTCCAAGTGAATTTGAGTTTGAGTCAAAATATTTCTATTACAAAGTTAATTTAGATTATGTTAATAAAACATATGAGATTTTAGACGATTTAAATGTTAGAGTAGGAACGACTAGTTCCATAAAATGGTATGAATATATAAATCCATAATGAGTGCAAATACCTATCGTATAAGAATATCTCCTGAAGTGATTAATGGTGATGTTTTTAAAATTAGTTATATCGGAGACCCGTATCTTGAACAACAAAAAATACCATTTTGTTGTGATATCTATACTCGTGAGGTGACCAAGTATATTGATGGGAATGCTTATGTATATTCGTCAATGACTCAAATATTGACAGGTGCAACAGGGACAACGGCGACTTCTAATATATCAAAGGCAACACTTAAACCGGGGACATCATTATTAACCGGAATGACAATTCCAATATTAATAACTGAAAATACTGTGGACGTTGGATATTATTCTGTATTTGATGGTATGGTTGTTCAACAAGAGGTTATGACTAACTTTTTATTTTCGGCCAATACCTCATTCCCCTATACGTACAATTTTTATAATACTTCAGATGTTGAATTTAAAAAATATTTAGAGTTTTCATCTTATGAAATAGATTGGGGTGATGGAACGGCAAAACAAATTGTTACAAATGTTAGTCCTAATTTTTATTCACATCCATACTCACAACCCGGTGAATTTACGATTAGTATGTCAGGCATGAGTCCGTGGGGTTCTAATGTAGTGAAGAAAACAGTCACAGTACCATTTACAAATACGACAATATTAGACCCAAAAGGTACTGCTTGTTTTACTCCAATGGGTGGTAGTTGGTCTGCAACACCAATTTGTTATGATTTTATTTATAGTGGTGATGCGAGTTGTGAAACTTATCAAAGTGGTATTAACCCTTATTTAACAGTACCTTTAGTTGTTAGTGGGTATACACAATCATCAGTGGCTGATTTAAGAGTTTATGGTAAAAAATCTACTTTAGTTGACGGGTATTATGATATAGGTGTTCAGATAACAGGTACAACAGGTGTTGTTGGAACATATTGGGGGGGAAGGACAAGTGGTGCTCAATTATATACTGGATATACAATAAACGGAGTTGATTACTATGATTATAGTGATGGAACAACTGTCTTTGTGGTTAGTGGTGTAACACCAATAGATACGGTATGTGAACCAATTGTAAAAAATGAAGCATTATTAAATGTAATTGACGAGCCAGAAGTTCAATCCAATGTATTTATAGAGAGAGGAAAAGTTTCCGGATTTGAATCAATGGAAAGATTAGGAGAAGTGGATAATTTAGGTGACCTTGAAAAATATGGTTACAAATATTTCAACATAATAAAAATAGATTAAAATAATAATATGGCAACAGGAACATATGGAACGATAAGACCGGCAGATGTATCACCGGAGGATGTAGACATCATTCTTAATTATACACCATCAAGAGATGAAACAGATAATTTTGTATTAACAAAATTAGATGCTGTGTCTATATTAAGACCTTATTTTAACAATCAGCAGACAAATCCTACAAGTACTAACCCTAATGTTGAAATATTAGGTGGATTGTACAATTTAAGACTACCTGCTGAACAATTTAACCAATTAGGTATCTACACCTTATATATAAGACCTGCGGAGATTAGAACGAGTATATTAGATTGTGGTGTGTTATCATCATTACCTAACGTAAAAGGACTTATTATAGATTTAAATAATGTTCCAAGTCAATTTAGAAATAAATTTGTTAATCAAGGCTTGGTCGGATTTAGAATTGAGTATTTAAATTCTGATGGGACAAAAATACCTAATTTCTTTAGAATTGTGACATCATCATTCTTTTGTGAACCGGTTGTTCAAAATTTAACAAATACATCACAAAAAGCAATTAGATATAGATATACTGATAACAATACAAATTTAATCTTTTGTACGGTTTCTCCGTCGTCATCTCCGACAAACAAACCAAATGCTACACCATATATTGGGCAGCCAAATCAAACTATTATAATGTCTAATACCTTCTTTAATCCTATTACTCTTGATATAGAGATTGCTGACCAAGATTTCTCAACATTGGCTATTGCACTTTATGGTAATCAAACTAAATCTATGGATGATGGTATCTACACAATCTACGATACAAATAATAACATTTACCAACAATATAACTTATACGAAATTAGAGACCAATTTAATACGTTATTATATGAAGTTAGACAAAATAGAGGTGATAATATTGATTTTAGTAAAAACTTTACAAACATAACTGAATAATGGCATTAAAAAAATATACATGTCCACCGCAAGGTCCGGCCGGTTCAAGCACATTCTCTGATGATTTAGTTGGTTTCCAACTAGTTACGGGGGGTGGTTTGACGCAAGGTAACTTTGAATTTGCGACTTCTTTTAATGAAAAAACAAATAGAACGTTTAGTACAGGAACATTCTCTAACCCAATTAGTTTAGAAGGGTTAGGTTTAGAAAGTACTCTTCAGTCAAGAACTATATTTGAAAATAATTTTAAAGTTTATCCAAATTTTGATTTAAGTCAAATTACTAATTTTACTCAATATGGGTCTTTAGTAAAAAGATTATCCACAGCTGTTGAAACAATTATTGCAAAATTTCCTGCGGCACTTGAAGCGACTCTTATGGGTGAAAATTATATTAAAGGGGAAACCGCAACAAATATAACTTATGATGAGATTGATGATATAACTAGTTTTGATTTAGATGTTGCTCGTTTAAGGAATCCATTTGCGATTGATTTCACAATTAATTCAACTAGAAACCTTGAATTAAAAGAGATTCAGGTGTCTTCGCTTAGAGATATGACAGTTCAATATGCTAATTATAGTTTATATTATAATGGTAATGGATATAATGTAACTGCGATTATTCCAACAACATCAATGACATCGGGGACTTTAAACATTAGTGTTAGTGGTCACCCATTTCCATTTCAAACAGTTACTTTTGATGATTTAGTTATTAGACCAAATGATTATGAAGTTAATAGAATTTTCAATGAACATTTAGATGAGGTTGAAAATTTTCTTTTAAATAGAAATGTTACTCCGAAATATACTGCGAGTTTTAATGTACCAAGAGAATCAGAAGACGGAACGTATTTTTCTTCCCAAGAATTTATAACATTTCCATTAAATGGTTCTTGGAATTTAGACATTGTGACAAACGCGTTTACCAATTATTTAGTTCAATTAAATGATATTGGTGTAACAATGGATGAGTATAAGACCAATATTGTTGCAAGATTTTTAACTACCGGGGCGTTCCAAGAGTTTGATACGATAGGTCAAAAAATGGAAAAGGTATTACAAATCTACGGTAGAAGTTTTGACGAAACAAATAAATTCATAAGTGCGTTAGCGTTTATGAATTCAGTTCATTATAACCCTGGTGATGATATCCCATCTCAATTACTTAAAAACTTAGCACAAACATTAGGGTGGCAGACAAATATGTCTCCTGTTTCTACTGATGATTTTTTAAGTTCTGTTTTTGGTCAAACAAATACTGATAGGTCTCAATATCCGGGTATTTCAGATGCTACAACACCTGATGAGTTAAATTATCAATATTATAGAAATTTAATATTAAACTCGGCTTACTTGTTTAAATCAAAAGGTACAAGAAAATCAATTGAAACGTTGATGGCTTTAATTGGTGCCCCTGACGCTTTAGTCGAATTTAACGAATACATTTATTTGGCTGACCAAAGAATTAATGTTAATCAATTTAATACACAGTTTGCTCAAATATCGGGGGGTACTTATACTCAAGAATTACCAACACTTGAGGCGGGTAACACATACAGATTAAGAAATGTTGAATATACAGGATTTACTACAACTACGGTAATTAAAGATGTTAATATAACTAAAGACGAGTATCCAATGGATGATTTAGGGTTTCCTAAAGCACCACCAAATACTGAAGATTTTTTCTTTGAAAAAGGTAGTGGATGGTTTGAACAAACACCTAAACATAGAGCTCCTGAAGAAGTAAGTTTTACTAATAGTGTATTTACAGGTGCTAATCCTAATTATCAAACAGTTCTAACACCATATACTTATGGTCAAGAATATTTTAATAGATTTAGAGATTTTCCTTTTATGAATTTAGGGTATAATCTAACTCAAACTACTGATAATAATAAAAGTTGGGTTGATACCGAAGTTGGTTTACGTTCAAATTTAGAAGGGGGATACAATGCAAGATATTTTACAACAAATGATGCGTTAGTTCTTAATGCCAAAAATGTTGATTTATTTTTGAATCCGGCTCAAGGTCTTTCCTATGATGTATGGACTATGTCAAGGGAATATAATTTCCCAATACCAAATGAAGGTTTAAATTATGTTCAACCAACATATTGTGACCCAAATCCTGTGTCGAATTATCCGATGAGAGGTGGGGTGGATTGGACGGAAATAAATCCACAACCAAAACGTAAGACATTCTTTGAGTTTGCCCAAACATTTTGGAAAAACATGATTAATGTTAGAAATAGACAATTCTCAACTGATGGTAAGACGATGGGATATCCAACCCTTGAGTCAATTTATTGGAAATATTTAGATGCTCAAAATTTAGCTGGAGTACCTGATGGTAGTTTTAACTATACTAATATGATTGAGTATGTAGATGGAATGGGTGATTATTGGGTGAGATTAGTAGAACAAATGGTTCCGGCAAGTACAATATGGAATACGGGGGTTAAATACGAAAACTCTATATTTCATAGACAAAAATTTGTTTGGAGAAGACAAGAGGGTTGTCAATTAATACC